AAGCTGTTACCTACACCCATGCTGGTACCAAAGGCAGTCAGAGCACCCGCACCAATCATAATAGGAGCTGCCATTCCCGCCGTAGCTATAGTAGCTAGACCACCAACAATTACAGGTAGCCAGTCTTTCATGAAGTTAGCTTCAGGGAGTCCCGTTACTGGGTTTATAGTCATCTTAGTACCATGCATCAGAGCTAACTGATGAAGCCCTTGAACCTCATCGGGGGTGACATGCAAAAGCATCGAGTCACCGTTACGCCCTTGGGCAGCTAGGTTTTGTACGTCTGGATGTAAACTCATAGAAACTCCCTATTAATTCCGTATATTATACGGCTATTCCACCACTAATGGTAACAGTTAGGTTTGCAGCTGAGGCTTTAACTTGTATCGTAGCACCAACGTCTATCAGCTGAGTACCGGTCCACTGTAAGTTATCATTTGCAGCAATAGATGAACCATAAAATAATGCATTTGCTACGAGCGCTGAACCGCCGTTTGGTACTAAGTGCATAGTAAATGTAGTAGCAGCCCCACTTGTATTACACACGTCTACGCATTTTATATACAGCCGTTGGGATGCCGCTACAGTATATATAGTTGTGTACCCCGTAGTTACTGCTGCTTGTGCTATCTGTATGCCTGTGATGTCTTGGTAGGCCATTAGTTACACCCCCAAGTTATCCATACTAGAGTACTAGACGCACCATTACCGCTACTACTACTACTACCACCACTAGCATTACCTACAGTATTCATATACAACCTCAGTTGTTTTGCTAGTTGGTCTGATTGTCTAGGATCGTATTCTGCCGAAGCCAACTGCAAGTTTGGTCCTACTGGTGGGATAGACGATGCCATATTACCTCCTGCCGTCAGTGCGAATATCAATTCTAACAGACCCCAACTGCCATCTAGTTCCTAGCCTTTCTGATTCTATACGCATGAGCATCTGTCTACCACGGATTCTTGTGTACACCTGCCCTGTAAATTCTTCAATAGGGTATGAGGCAGTTCTAGTTACTGTCGGTTTGGTCCACAGCTTACCTAACACAGCAGTTTCATTTACATAACCTTTAGGGGTAGTAATCGTCACAACAGAACTAGAAGTCTTAGCTGTTATATTCCATGTGCCCGTTGGAGTTTGTAAGGCATACAGTAAAGGCTGAATAACAGTTGCATCAATCGCTACAGTATTGAACATTGTACTAACTGATGTAGCTGTTCGACTAACCCCAGTTCCTGTTATTGTTACATCCGATGTAATTAGGGGAGCATCTGCAGGGCCATAGCCTGCACCTGAATTACGACGTTGCTCTAACGATAATATAACCTGCGGTGGTACACCTTCTGGTGGTGTAGATCCTATGAAAGTTACATCCGGTAGCATACGCCATACAAAAGCAATAGCCTGCCCATCACTAATATCAAAGTCAGATGACTCTATATACGCACTGATAGCTGCTGGGGTGCTGCCTGATTCATCATCAGAAGAAGATTCATGGTATAGGATACGGTTATTATAGTCAGCACCCATAGGGTAAGGCCGTAGCGAACTATCTAACCACGCAGTTCTATCCAGCATTCCATAATACCAAATACGTTCTAGGTGGTTGTATATTACATACCGGTCAATCGTAGTAGAGTTTGCCGAGCAGTAATACCACCAGATCTCATTGTAGCCTTCGTTACCCCCGGAGAATACTTGGTATGACTGATCCCTGTTTATATCATTAAATATGTACTGTTTTAGGGTACACGGTAGCGTTTCTACCCGTCCTGAATAGGAGTAAAACTTATCAGTACCCATCCAGTAAGTAACATTATTGACAGTAAACATAGCCCTAGGAGACATAATAGAGCTTTCTCCAGACATCAGATTAATACCAAATACGTAGGGTGGCCCTAGATACTGCATGGAGTACAAGGCATTACTGGTCCATATAAGTGTCTCCTGCCTAGTTGTCTGACCGCAAACTATATAAGAACCACTAGATAGCCGATACTCACCGCACTGATTAGTAACTGCTGGCACCCACTGGTATGGGCTTTCTTGATCTGACCACCGAACCATCATTGGATCAAATGCTGTGGATGAGTCTAGGGGGTCATATGAGTTAGCCCCAAGGCATACTACAAAACGAGAATCACCTGACATAATAACTTGATTGGTAGTATGGGGTACAAATGTACCATCAAACCCATTAGTAGTAGATAACGTACTTAATGCTATCCCTCTAGCTGATGTTCCTCCAGAAGAAGCCCAGTAGTATATAGCCCCGCTTCTAGGCGCAAATATCAAATCCTCACCGTAGTTATCATGGGTCCATAGTCTAAGCTGCTGCCCTAGTCCTGTAGTACCAGCACTGCCCCAAGTACTACGTCCCCATACATTAGACCCCCAACCTAGACCCACTGTATATATGTCTAATCCCGCATGTACTTGGTATGCTAATGTTACTGTACCCCCTCCGTTAACTCCAAACAAAGGACCACCGGACCCGGAAGCTGTAGGTGTACCCGCCGTAGTTGTAATAGCAGCACCACCGGGAGTAGCAGACAAGGTAAATGTTGTAGATCCGTTGGTGACTATTATGTAGTATGTCTTAGGGCTGGTATAACCAACTATAGAACCTGTACCCGCATAAGCCCCGGTAACTCCCACTGTCATACCCACTGCTAGAGTTGCAGCAGCGCAAGTAAATGTGCCTGCAATGCCTGTAATTACTATAGTTGCTAATGATGCCCCTGTTTGAGCCGATGTAGAAAAGGCTTGTGCGTCAACTGTATAGGTAAGCCCTGTAGGTGTACCGGCAGTTGTAGTAATAGGCAGGCCGTTTTGTGTAGCAGATAAAGTAAAGGTTGTGCCCCCAACATTGGCGGCAATTATGTAATACGTCTTAGGGTTAGTGTATCCTGTGATAGACCCTGTACCGCCATAAGTACCGGAGATAGTTATAGTATTACCAACTACTACCGTGCCAAGCGCAGCCGTGCATGAGAACTGACCTGCAGTGCCTGTAATTGCTACCGTTGATAGTGTCCCCAATGCCGTCTGAGATAGCGTGACATAAAAGTAAGAGTCGATAACTTTTACTATCTGGTGCTCGGCATTAAGTAATGAATCTGATATTCCTGCAAACCCAGCAGCACCCGTAAATGTAATAAAGTCATTATTCTGCCCGTCATTATCAGTATCATTAAAGGTAATAGTTGATGTACCTACCCCAGCGCCAGTTGTATGCGCTGCTGCTGTTGTACTGTTATACCCACGGGATAATAAAGACAGTACATTACCTAAAACAGAACCATAATATATCTGCTCTGAGTCAATCTTAATGACCCCAGATGGTGCAAATGTTGTTGCGCTAGTTAGTGTTAGTGATGTAACACTTGCATCTATAGTTCCATTTAGCGTTGTGTAGGGCACTGACATCTTACTGTTGTATACGCTAGTAGCTATGATGGGGGTTACATCGTTATAGACTCCACCAAGTTCAATGTAGTATTTAAGATTGGTGCCTACCCCTAAGTAGTTATTACCTGTCAGCGAGGCCCAGTTAACTAATGCACGGCATGTACCTAGGAAGGTGTTGTTTGATAAGCGTGTCCAGCCACCTATTTTTTCTGGGAACCCAGAACGAAAACGAATTTTGTCGCCAGAATAGTACCCACCTTCATTAGAGTAGGTAGTAGATTCACGATTGATCCCCGGGCGTAACTCTATTTTCTGTAAAGGCATCTACTTACCACCTATATTCTGCGCCAACACCAATAAAGAATCTTGTAGGAACCGACCCACCACTATTACTACTAGCAGCACCATAAGGTTGATCTACTGAAGCTATGCCACCAAAGTCTACGGCTTTTACGCTAAAGAACGCCTGCCGTGCCTGTATCCTAGCTGCTTCACCTACATCCGATATACCTGTGTATACACCTACAGCACCATCAGTCTTAAACTGAAACCACGGGAGTGGTAGTGTCTCTACAAATGTTTCTGTCTTACCTGTAACTGTGTTTAGTACCGGAGTTACTTTATGCCTATGTCCATCTTCTGGGACTACAACTGAATCCAGTACTTTCTTGCTATCGTTAGCCTGTACTTCTTTAGGTAGGTTTAGCTTCTCTTTTAGTGCCCTACCGCCTTTAACTGTTATAACTGGCATCGTTACTACAACACCTTCAGTCCCTGCACTAACTACCTCAGAGGCTGTAACTCCTAAGACTGACTCCCCAACTACCACGGGAGCTTTGTTATACCAATTCCAAACCCAACCAATAACTAATAATATAGCAGCCAGCTCAAGCCCTAGACGTATCTTCCCGATTAAGCTGAACCCCGGCATGTTCTGTACTCCTCATTACGCCTATTAGTTAGACCTTTCAATGGCTTACCTTTAAACTTATCCCAGATCATTATCTGTTCACAGGCCCCTGAGTAGTCTCCAGCGTTTAGCTTCTTCACTAAAGTACTGTTACAGAAAGCATTTATGCCTATATTATACGCAAGACTTACAAAAGCATCTAGCTCATATTGGTATAGAGGCACATTAATACAGGCTTTGATACCATTACCATACTTATCTAAGTTCTTTAATAGCATCATCATCTCTCGCACGGGCTCAGTCTTATCTCCCATGTGTACCCCTTCGGTCCTACCAACTCCTATCGTGGGTACATCTCCCGGCACTGGTATTACTGCTTTATCTGTATAACCCTCATACATCATCACAGAAACTAGAAGTGCTGCACCAATTCCTAACCCACCTACTGACTGCCTTGTACTAGGCTTAATCACTTTACAGGACTATCTGTATGCATACGTAGCCACCAATTAGCAGCATTGTTAGCAGCGCAAATACCTAGTAATAACGTAGCCACCCATGCCGGTGCAACTTCCCTGATAAAGTCTGTAAAGAACTCCGCCCCTACTAACACAATAGATACTGACCCCATAACACCATTAAACCATAGAGTCTTAGAGTGCTTCTTTAGCTTCATCTGTGGGCGCTCACACCAATCAAGGCCAGTACTAGGCCACCTAAAACTGCAAGACCTATAAATGCTTTCCAGAATATATTTTTAGCTGCTTTATAGTCTGCGATCAGACTAGCTATATCCCTGTGGTCATTATAGTGTTGCTCTGGTTCTACAAAAAAGTCCTTGCGGTTCTCTCTTAGTAGTACACAGAGGCGTTGGGCTACGGCATCTACTTCCTGTTCGTTCATGTCATAGGCCCTATCATTCGAGTAGATGTTTCAATCAGGGCTTTAGTTGTAGACTCATTAGCTTTTACCATCTCATTTCTAAATGATTCTACTGCTGCACCCGTCTGTCTTTGTTGCTGGGAGTTCTCGATTAGCAGCATGGGGGTCCAAGCTATTGCACAATCTCCATTAGAGACTGTCTCTCCCGTCTGAGGATTCATACCTTGTACATGCACCCAGAACCGGCATTTAACTAGCTCACCATCTTTGATAGCGCCATCCTCGATGCACTCAGTACCCATCAAAGGGCATAAAATTTTAGCGTCTTTAGCCATTAGTCTTTACTCGCAATAATGAAGTCGTAGAATTTTAACACTTGTGTTAAGGAG